CGACTCATGCTCGCGGATGTGCGACATCAGAAGCATGTAGACCGCCTCAAACTGATCGGAAGGCAGTGTGTTCCTGGCGATCTCGACCTGCCGCCAGTGCGCCATGATGTGAAGGTCGTGCGCCTGTCCGGGGAATGCACGTATGGGACGGCCCATCATGGCCAGAGCGTTTTCGCCCACCGGATCGAGCCTGGTCGCTTGCGGAAGCTTGGGCGATAACTTTTCGTAGTCAGGCACCTTGAGCGCCTTCAGGAACCGCCTGTGCGCCTCTACTCGCTGCTCCGGTCCGTACAGATCCGGATCGGCCTTCATCAGCTCAAGAACCGCCTGCGCCATTGAGATGCGCTGGACGGAACTGACGATGTTCGGATCGGCAACCGGGATGAAGTCCACGGTATCGGGGTTGAAGTCTTCGCGCAGCGCGAACTTCGCCTCACCGCCCACGTGGTAGGGGTACTCATCGTAGGGCGCGAACTCGTAGAACAGTTCGGCCAGCATCCGGAACTCTTCCCGGGCGGCGGCAAAGATGCGCTTGTGGATCGCCGTGAACAGTTTCAGCGACTGCTCGATCATGGCGATGGTAGTGCCCACCGGGCCTTTGTTGTCGGCCTGGCCAACCAGCACCTCGGTGATGGATGCGAACCGCCGCGCATCCTGCAGGAGCGCCGCAATCAGGTTCGTCAGCGCGGGCGAGGGCTCCTTGAACGGCGGGGTGTAGAACGTCTTGGACAGCTCGTCGATGGTCGCATCCACGTCTTTCCAGACGCCGGGTTGAATCGCGACATCGCCGGCTTTCTTGACTCCATCCTTGGCCTTGAATCCGCCCTGCAAGGTGGCCATGAGGGCGCTATCGAGCGTAGCGCGCACGCCGCCGGAGATGGCCTCGCAGAGCTGCCCGATAACGTGCAGGAAGCCCCAGCCGTAGAAGCCCAGGCCCGGTAGGAACTTGTACTGTGTGAACCAGACGCGCTTTCGGAAGTGCGGATCGCCTTCACGCCAATTGCGGCGGATGGCGAGGATTTCCAGCGAGGTCTTATCGACGGTGATGATGTACGGCAGTTCACGTGTGCCGTCATCGAACTCGTCGATGCCCTCGGGCAGGATGAAGTCAATGTGGTACTCCAGGATCTCATAGATCTCGTCGTCCTCGTGGAGCACACGCTGGCGACGGTCGGCCAGGTCTTCCATTGACCTGGCCTCCCCTTCATACGCATAGGTGGGCGGATCTGGCAGATCAATTTGGATGAACTCGCCACGCGCCATTGCCCGCCGGATTTCGGCGCCAGTCATGGGGTAGCGATGCGCGTAACGCGGGCAGTTCTTGATGTCCCGGGCAAAGTACGGCGCGATGAAGTCCTCAGCCTTGACGTAGCGCGCATGCGGCAGTCCGTCCCGAGGGTCAATCCACGTCTTGCGGAACGCGCTCCCGATGGCCGGCAGGTACAGGAGCATCTGATCGGTGTCGCCGTAATAGTCCGGATCTTCCACCGTCAGGTAGTAGTTCATGAAGTTTTCCGCACGCTCGACCATCGCGCGGGTTTCTTCGGTCGCCTCGCCGGCCAGGTCGCCCTTCACCGGGCCTGTGGCCGGGAAGAACTCCTCGATCGCATGCGCGTTGAACTGCACGCACGCTTCGGCCAGTACCGGGTGCTGCATCGCTGCGGCGCCGGGGAATGGCAGGGTTGAGGGGTCAGCCTTCTGGATGCCAAGCAACCGCATGGCGGTATCCGACAGCGCCTCCCAGTCCTTGCGAGACTCCAGGTCAGTGCGGGCGTACTCAACGAGCCGCTGGGCGATGCTGGCCCGCTGGCTGGGGCTCAGCCGTGCGGCGAGGTTGGCGGAAAAGCCCTCGGATTCGGGCTCAATGGCGAGTGCGGAGCGGGGGCGGTTCTCGTCCGGGGCGAGGTCTACGACTTCATCTCCGCCCGGAAATGCAGTGAACTCAACCCCATCCGACCGGCTGGTAACCGGCCCTTGCGGATGGAGTTCTATGACTTCTGCGAGCTGCTTTGCCATTCCTCGTTGCCCCCTCTGCGGGGGTGGTTATGGCGGCAGCTCGCTGGGCGAGGGGCCGGTCGGCGCTGATCATACGCCAGATGATCCGTTGAAAGTCAAGTCCTTGGGCGTGCTCCTGCACACCCAGGTGTGCCGTTAGCCGTTTTATCCGTCGGCAGTTTCACCCATAGAAGCCACTCCTGCGCGTAATCTTTGGATCAAACAGGGCCAAATCATCCTCGTTGTCCTCGTCGTCCGCAATCTGTAGATCCAGGTGCTTGCGCATGTACTGGAGGGCGAGCGCAGCGGATGAAACCTCGTCGTCGAAGTCCACATCGGGGAACTTGGCGCATGTATCGACGAATGACTTTGCCCATGCCCGATCGACGTACCAGATCGAACCCTTCTCCAGCATCAAGGACGCCATATGCGCGCGGTAGATCAGATCGCCCTGGACCTTGATCGCGCGCACCGGCAAGCCCTTGGCGCGCAGCTCCTGGATCAGTGAATGGCCAGATGCTTTTTTCTCGATCAGGATGCGGTCCGGCTCCCAAAGCTTGGCCGATTCGATAGCTTCATCGCGCATCTCACCGAACGTAGGACGCCACTTCTTGCGCTCCAGCAGCATTGCGTTGACGCGCTCCCTGCCACCCTCGCCCTTATCGGCGTGCAGGAACACACCCCAGGTCGTCCGGACGGTAAACGAATCCTCCTCGCCTGCCTCAAATGCCGTGTCGTAGGACTGAATCAGCTCGATGAACTCAGGCAGCGGGCGCTCGCTCTTTCGATATTCCTTGTGCCAGCTTGGCCACTCCCACTTGCGCCACCACTGCCGTTTCCAGATCCGCCCTCCAGCGCCCTGCGGGTTTTGCTGGTACTGCGCCTCCCAAACGCGACTGGAGACAGCCTCCTTCTCCCGCTCCACCGTATCCTCGTCGTAGCGCTCCGGACACAGCAGTGAGCCTGGAATCGTGCGAGGGTCTTGGAATATCGGCTCGCCTTCCGAGCCCTTGCCCCGGTTGATGTACGTGACGCACTTGCGTGCGGGCTCGAACTCCATCGGCAGCGACAGCACCACCCAGCGTTTCTCCTCGCGCTCCAGGACATGGGCGAACAGATCCATCGAGTGCGACCGCTGGCCGATGTAGACACGGCGGGCAGTGTTGGGATTGTTCACGCGGGAGCGCCAAGCGGTGTCATGCCACTCGATCACCTGCTTGCGGGCCGCCTCGTGCTCAACCTCAGCAGTGTTGTGCGGGTCGTCCAGGATCAGGTAATTGCCGCCTAGGCCGGTCGTGCGTGAGCCTACGGAAATCGTCGTGCGGTAGCCGCCAGCCACGGTGGAGAATCGATCAACGCGGTTCTCGTCCGAGAGGATGATGACGTTCGGATACCTAGCCTGATACCACTCGGATTCAACCAGGCGCCTCATCTTGGCGGCATCGAGTTTCGCCAGCTCGCTGGCATAGGAGGCACACAGGAACTGCTCCTCGGGTTGATCGCACCATACCCATGCGGGAAACGCCACCGAGCAGATGCTGGACTTCGAGCTTCGCGGCGGAACGTTAATCATCAGGTTGCGGATATCACCCAGCACCACATAGGCCAGGTGGTCACAGATCGCGTCGATGTGCCAGGACGGGACAAACGGAGCCGGGTCGATCAGCGGCCAGATGGACCGGACAAACTTGCGCAATGAACGACGGCACAGCTCTGCCGTGACGGCGGTGTAGTAGCGCTCTACGCGCTGGGCGGGCGTCAACTCGCTGAGCTGGTCCAACATGCGCACCTCGCACTCATCGCCTTCGCGACGTTGCTGTTCGACGCAACGCGGACTGCATCAATCGTCGTCGCGGGAATTCCAGATAGCTAAATGGCGGCGCTGAACGCGCGGCCTGAATCAGGATACTACTTTCGGGCCGGCTTGTTGCCGACAGCCTCTGCTACCGCATCCTCGATGACTTCGCGCCGGGTACGGATGCGGCGCGCGGCAGTGGCAGCCGACAGATCCCGCGTCGGGTTGTCCTCAGCCTTCGGCTCAGGCTTCTGCCTGCGCCTGCCCTGGTACAGGCCTGCACGCTGCTCCTGACGGGCCTTTCTCAGATGCTCCTCGATCATT